GTGCCGTTCACACCCAAGTACCGCAAACCGACATGCAGACCGAGGCTGCAATTACCGAACCGACGGGCCACAGCCGTTATCTCTACGTCCTGCCATAATCCGTCACAGCCGCCTGTTGAAGTGCTGCCCTTGTATGGATATACCGGAACTGCTCCGAATCCCGGAACTGTCTGGTACTTATGCGGATAGAATACTCCAGCGTTCTGCGAGCCATCCGTCTTTGTTACCTTTGGCAGGCTGATTCCGGTGTCGGTGTAATTTGCCCCTGTGAGGTCGTATGTATAATTCTTGCTGACCTTGAACCTTCCGTTTACGAACAGGGTGTATGGGTCACGCATCCACTGCTGCCATGAGCCTAAGACGATGGAGTGGAGTATCTTGTTCAGTGACTTGCCATCGCTCGTGCCATAGAACTGGCCGCCCCCGATGACTGCGTTTGCCTTGACACCCATTGTCGGTGACAGGCTCGCATCGTAGCCGCTCATGTTTCCGTTTCCGTATGCCCCCTGCGAGTCCGTGCTCTTTGCGAACATAATGAGGAGGTCTGTCAGTGTCTGGACGATTCCCCCTCCGAAGAATTTCGCCCTTGTGCCGAAGTTGTCGATTGCGGTTTTCTCTGCGGCTGTCGCATTGTTGTAGCATGGTTGGTTGCCTGCGATGCACATCATCTTTGAGTTAATGATTGAGCCGTAGAACATTGGAAGCCATACTCCCTCCAACTCATTGTTGTCCGGGTCGAGAAATCCCACAGCTTCAAATCCATCTTTTTTTCTCATGGAGAATTTGACCACACGGTCGTTTCCGAGCATATACTCCTGCTTGTAGATTTTCGGAATCCACGAAAATGCTCCACCGTCATATGATGCGTTTGAAACATCGGAGTCTGTTCCATCCTCCCTCTTGGTGTAGTCGTTCTCATCCAGTCTGTAGTCTGGTGTTCCGTCTGATTTAACCATCCATGGCTTATTTCCAAGGATAATCGGGAAGTCTGCCCAACTGTTCAAAGTCATCACTCCGGTGCTTTTGTTGAGTGATATTGGTGTGTAGTCCTTGTTTGCTCCGATGTATTCGATTCGTGCTGTCGGACTCAGTATGTCATTGTGTTCAATGAAACCGTACACCTCGTCTGCGGATAAGATGTTGTAGCACTTATCCAGTGTTTCCTTGTCTGCTATGAAGTTCCTGCTCATTCTTCTACCTCCTCAAAGTACATTAATCCGTTTTCCACCCCGAGCACATACTTGTCCCCAGTCGCCTGGTCGTATAAGTACATCTCGTTTGGTGCTGTGATTGTGACCTCGTCCGCATTGGATACCTCTGCCAGGAAGTCAACCGTAATCGTTGAAGGGAGAAGGTCGTTGTATGCGGGCATATAATCCCACTGGTTCTCCACTGCGATGGCGATTGCATAGAGGATTTCCCCTTCGTCCGGGTCTGTTGCAAAAATGCCGACCTCTTTCACATAGTAGCCGTTGGCGAGGTTGCCGCTGTCCTGCTTGTTTGTGATGATGAATTTCACATAGACATTCGTTTTGTTCTGCGGTGTTACCGTAACAAGAGAGAATGTCTGTTTCTGTGCTTTCAGAGAGGTTCTGTTCGTCAGTGCCTCCCCGCTTGAGTAGCTTCCGTTTCCGGCGGCGGCTTTGGTCAGTTTTATGGTACATTTCCCTGCCTGTGCCTTTGCCAGAAGTGCGATGCCCTTTGCTGTCAGCACAGCTTCTTGGAATACTCCTGCCATTGTCTGTTCCTCCTTAAATAGTTATTTTAGAATGTGATGCCATTCCGACTGCAATGCCATGTGCCGCCTGTATCGTGGTCTGCGACTGCAGTGCACCGTTTAGGATTATTATCCGTGTGCTTGATTTCGCTGCTGCTGCCACGCAGGACGTCCCACCTGTTGACCCTGCTCTCGGTTCTGCATTATTCCCAATTATTTCGGTCGGACTGCTTATTGCTCCGGCAGCCGCCTTTTCCGATATGTGACCGTTTGCTGTCCTTCCCTGCGGTGCATTGGTCACTGTGAATTTCGGACTGGCATACATTGCTGCTGCCAGTCTCTCATTCATCGTCTGTTGTTCCGACATCTGGTGGTGGTTTAGGATTGCCTCCTCGGGGCGGCTTACCGCCCCTGCCGCCACTGTCTCATTCATATTCAATTTACGCTCTATCAGTATTCTTCTGATGTGGGAGCGTGTGTTTTTAACCCTGCGGATAATGGCGAGGAACTGTTCTGCGATGTCCTCTGTCATCCGTGCATTGGTTACGATGTCGAATGTTCCCGGTGCGTATGGTTCTTCATCAAAATTGAACCACTCCACCACCCTGCCCTCTCCGAATACGATTTCCACCAGTTCAGCGACTGCACTTGGTGTTCCTGCCTTCGTATGCCAGAGCAGAGTCCTTTTGATGATGTTCCGCTTTGTGAAGATGTCCATATCATCCTGGTAGTACGGTGTCCTTAATTCCACCGCCAATACATCCAGTATCTTCTCCGGAAGTTCGTCTATGACGGATAGCGTCCTTGTCCTGTCTGTCAGACGGAGCAGCCTTTGGTGTTCCTGTTGTATTGCGTAGGACAGGCATCGGGTTTCGGTGTCGCTTGCTATCTTTTCCGGCAGGAGGTCTGTGATTTGTCCGTCATAGAGTTTAATCATTCTCAATACCTCCGTATGTTACTGTCTGCGTTCCCACCCTTGCCACGCTCGTGTCTGCCACGGCAGTGAATACAGGGGAGGTTATTTCCACCCTCTTTGCACCTGCGGCCATGATCCGCTTGATGAGTTCCGAGGGGTTTATGTCCCTTCCTATGGTGTATGTCTGCCATTCGATGTAGTCGCTTATCGCCTGCGATACCTCGCTCTGTATCGTTCCTGCTTTTGACTGGTCGCTGCGGTTGACGTAGTAGGTCAGTCCGATATTGAAGTTTACGGCTTCCGGTGCAAGCACTGTAACCTTGTCGGTGAGCGGACGGATGTTGTTGTCCTGCAGGTATTCCGTCAATCCTTCTATGGTTGTTTTTGTCGGGAGGCTTCCATCTGTCATTAAAAAACGGATTTCCACTTCCACAGGGTCTGGACTGGTTACGTTTACATCGCCTATCATCTGGCTGTATGTCTTTGCCCAATATTTGTATGCATCATCGGGACCGGCTACACTGTACCCGCTTGGTGCAAGGAATATCCTGTCAGCCATGCTTTCGTCTGTTTCAAGGTCTGCCCCCTCACTGGATTCAGTGATGTTCTCCACGCTTGCCACATATGGTATCAAATCCACCAGTATGTTAATCTGTCCCGGCAGTTGCTCGTTGCCCTCGACACCGTCCACGGTGCATACCGCACGGATGTCCACATACATATCCCCTGCGGGTATCTCATCGTATCCTTCGGTTTCGAAGTATAAAAGGTCGCCATTCGTTACCTTTGTCCCTTCCGGTATGCCGACTGCGTTCGGTCTTTTCTCTGAAAGGGTAAAGCGTAGGATTGTTTCCGCAGGTGCGGGCTGCTTCCTTGTCACGCCCCTTCCTGCACCGAGGTTATCCAAAAATTCCCCATATGAATATTTGATTAAGTCCTGCTTGCCCGCCCTGTCTATGTATTGCTCCACCTGGTATAGTTCCAGTGCGTGGGCATACAGTGTGATTCTGTTCGGGTCCGATGGCGAGAGCGAGATTTTCTTGCCTGTGATCCGCTCGTACTCTGATTCAAAGTTTGCCACCATCCTTGTCCTCATTTCATCCAGTGTGTCATCGTCAATGAATGACACCTCTGGCAGGTCTGTTACGCTCTGTAATGTATCAGCCATTTGTAATTACCACCTCTGCTTTCATCTGACCGTCCTCCGTCATTGCGAACTCGATTTCCTTTATCATCGCCCTTGGCTCGTATCTTTCGGTCTTGTCTGTGATTTCCACTGCCATGAGGTTCTTTGCCACATCAAGCGGCATTCCTACAAAGTCATTATTCAGTCCGAATTCACGGTCAAGCGGACAGGTCCCCTCGGGTGTCTGGTACAGGGTTTCAAGGCATCTCTTAATGTCTGCCACCTCTCCATCCGTGTAGTCGAATGTGACGGTTATGTTGTTTAAGTCTATGGTCATCCCTGCACCTCCTTATAGGTATTCCTCAAGTGAAAGGTTCAGTGTCGCCTTCAGCAGTTCGCCCTTATTCATGACGGTGTCCCATGCCTCCGTCATCTGTGTAATCTTCCACTTGTTTTTTCCTACCTTTGCCGCCCCGATGACGAGCGACTCCACCTGCCCTTTTTCGATTGCATTTTCGATGCTCTCCATTGTTTTCCTTGGACGTACACCATGCTGTGCATTGAGTGTGATTGTGAATGTGAGTGTCTGCAGTTCTGGGTTTAGGAATTCCGAGAGGGGT